CTAGCCTTGCAACTTACTGGTGCCTTAGATCGCATACCTAAAGAGATAACAACCAAAATCAACATAAGTGCTGGCTACGACAGTGCAGAAGCTCGCCGTATGGGAGAGCAAGCCTTTGGTCGGGGCGGCTTGGACATGAGCCTAGGCAAGTTCACCCCAACACCAACGCCAACACCTACTGGTGGTGCAGGCGGAGCAGCAGCACAAGCTCTTTCGCCACTACAACAACTTACATCCGAAGCAACAAGAAACATCAGAGCTGATAAACAAGCACTAAAACTTGAAGGTGCAGGTCTTTCAAAGGAAGTTGCTGCATGGGTCACTAGCGTTGATAAGCCAGTAGTTGCCGCTAGAGAGGCACTGCAAAGAATTGACAAGCGTGGTGCTACTGCTGTTGCCCGACTTACAAGAGATTACAACAACTCAAATGCTGGTAGAGCTGCTGCCTCTGCCGCTGCTGCTGCCGCTGACCAAGCTCGAATTGCAGCAGACCAAGCAAGGGTAGCCGCAGAGGAAGCAGCTCAAAGAGCTGAGGCAGAGCGTATTGCAGAGCGTGAGCGTGTATTCAAGTCCTTTGCTGACTCAGTAAAAAACACCTTTGCTGGAATCAAGAACTCAATTATGGGTGCCTTTGACCTTACCCAGCTTGGTGGATCTACAAACTCAATTACTCGCAACATGGACAAGCTACTGACCCGACTACGCTCATTCGCAACCAATGTAAAGAGCCTGGCAACTATGGGGCTAAACCCTGCCTTGCTACAACAGATTATCTCTGCTGGACCGATGGCTGGTGCTCGACTAGCCGAGGGTCTTGTCATGGGTGGTGCAGGTGGGCTGTCTGCTATCAACGCTGGGTACGCAGAGTTTGGTGCCCTATCTGGCCAGATTGCTCAGACTGGCACAGAGTCATTATTTGGCACAGGTCAACAACAAACTGTTTACAACATAAATGTTGACGGCGGTGTTGGCTCAGGTGCAACTATCGGTAAAGCTATTGTTGACGCTATCAAGGCTTATGAGCGTACCTCTGGTGCTGTCTGGCAGGGTGCATAGTGTCAGCCCCCTCAGTCAAAGTTGAGCTGGGTCTTGACCTTGGCCAGCGTGACCCTTTTGCCTTTGTCCTAGACAACGCAACAAGGGGTGTGCTAGATGGGATAGAGTTTACCCTTGGTGGTGAACGACTGTTTGACATCACCCCACGCCTAGTCACTACAACTGTCAGGCGAGGAAAGAACAATGCTCTAGATCGCATTGACGCAGGTATTCTCACAATCGTTGTTGACAACTCGGACAGAGAGTTTGACCCCCTTTACGAGAACGGCCCTTACTTTGGCCAGCTTGTACCTAGACGCACAGTGATAGTTTCAGCTAATGATGCACCTGTATTTAGAGGCTTTATTGACGACTTTGACATTCAGTACGAACCAGGCAAGCAGTCTGTTGTCCAGATACAGGTATCGGATGCCTTCTCTGTTTTGGCTAACTCAGGGCTTGAGGAGTTCACCCCAGACTCAGAGCTGTCCGGTGCTCGAATCAACACAGTCCTAGACAGACCAGAAGTTGACTGGCCAGAGGAACTTAGGGACATTGACCCTGGCAACTCTGTGATGCTTGACACCGATGTGGCTGAGGGCACAGGCACTCTTGAGTATCTACAGCTTGTATCTGACTCTGAGTTCGGTACTTTGTTTCTGGCAAAAGACGGCAAGATTGCCTACCGAGAGCGAAACGCTGTCCCGAATGTGCCTGACATCGTATTCAGCGATGAGATAGTTGACGGCGATTACACAGGTATCCAGTTTGCAGATGTCAACATTGTTTACGGATCAGAGAACCTTTACAACCGAATCACCCTAGAAAACGCTGACCTTATCCCTGAGCAAGCCTTTGCCGAGGATTCTGACTCACAAGCCCTCTATGGACCACGAAGCCTCTCACAGACTGGCTTGCTTATCCAAGACCCATCCCAGCTAGAGTTCCTTGCCGAGTTCCTGCTTGCCAGGTACAAAGAGCCTCAGTACCGCTTTGAAACTGTCACAGTCGTAATGGACACGCTGACCACAGAGAACCAAGACAAGGTGCTAGATCTTGAGATTGGCGACATTGTGCTGGTCAGGTTCGAGCCTTCTGACATACCCCCAGCTATTGAGCAGTATTGCCGGATTATCGGTGTCAATCATGACTGGAATCCCAACAACAAGAACATCAGCTTTAGCCTAGAACGCCTTGACTTTGCCATCTTTATCCTTGATGACGCTGTGCTGGGCCAGCTAGACAATGACCGCCTTGCCTACGAGTAGTAAACTAAAACGAGAACAAAAGGAAACCAATGCCAAGAAAAACCTTTACCGCTGGTGAAGTCCTAGCTGCTGCCGATGTGAACCTATACCTCAGCAACGAGGTGACACTAACAGCCTCTACCGCTACTACTTACACAGTGCTGACCTCTGACCGCTACAAGATCCTAGAGTTTGACTCTGCCTCTAACACCACAGTCAGTATCGGAACTGCCACAGCTTTCCAGGCTGGCGAGCGTGTGGACATCCTTAGAGATGGTGCCGGAACTGTCACAATTACCAGAGATGGCACAGTCGTTAGCCTTGCAGGTCGAGGAACCGCTGGAACCGCTTACACAATCGGGCAGCGTTATGACGCTGTATCTGTTGTCTGTGTAGCTGAGAACTCTTACAGAATCATAGGTAATGCGAGCGTAGCCTGATGCTTATTCCTTTTGGGATTCTTTCAGCAGCAGGTGAGTCAGTTATTCCGACTGGTGGCTACTTTGCTCTTACCACTGTTATTAACAAATACAGTTTTGCCGATGATTCAAGGAGCACGCTTACAGCCACTTTATCGTCAGCCAGATTTCGTGTTGCTGGTGGAGAGTCTAGTGTTGCTGGTTATTCCGGTGGAGGCCGAATTGCCTCAACCGCTCAAACAACAGTAGATAAGTTAGCTTTCTCAACTGATTCGATGAGCACATTAGGTACTGGGCTAAATGCAGGTGCTTGGGGTGCCGGTGGTTTTTCAAGTTCTTCCGCAGTCTATTTTGCAGGCGGTGGCGGTGCAGGTGGAGGTGGCAGCACTGTTCAAAAGTTTGCTTTTAGTAATGACGCAAGAAGCATTTTGGGTACTGGACTTTCAACAGCAACAATTGATATGGCAACTTTTTATTCAAGCTCTGCTGGGTATGTAGCTGGAGGCTTTTCAGCAAAAACTACAGTAGACAAATTCCTTTTTAGCAACGATTCTCGAAGCACTCTAGGAACAGGACTATCAGCTGCTACTGGTGCAAATGCTGGGTTTGAGTCATCAGTTGCTGGTTATAGTACAGGAGGAGACCTCGGTACAGGTGTATTTGCTGTAACCACAGTAAATAAATTCCTTTTTAGCAACGACTCAAGAAGCACGCTTGGTACTGGTTTGAACACAGGAAGGTTCTACCACTCCTCAATGTGCTCAAAAGATGCTGGCTATGTTGCAGGCGGTTATGACAATACTGAGTCCATATTGTCATCAGCTGAAAAGTTTAGCTTTGCTAATGACGCAAGAACAACTCTTGCTACTGGGCTTACTGCTGGTGCTGATACTCCTGCTGGATTTGCGAGCAAGGGAGCTTAAGTGTTTGAGGAAATAGAAAAAGCAATTGCGGAAGTTCAACAGCCTCGCTCACGCTTTCAGTTAGAGCGTTTTGTTTTAGGACAACACGCCACCGAGGAAATGCGTTATTACCAAGTCTGCTTGGAGCTTCAAGACGCTATTTACAAATACAAGCACGCAGTCATCGCTGTAAAGAAAATTCAACTTAAAATTGAAAAGCTTAGGGCTACGGGAGATGACCTTGATGAACTAAAGGCCCAAGAAAAGGAATTAGGTCTTGACCAAACTCGATTAGCTATGTTGGGAGCAAAGCGAGAGATGGAACACCTTGTAGAAATCTTTGAAAGCTTTACACACAAATACACCAGAGCTGAAATTGAAGCAGCCCAACCCGACTACTGGCAAGCCCGACTTACCAACAATGCTAAAGCTATGTTGATGGGTGGAGCAAGCGTGAACCCTGCACACATTGAAGCTATGGAACAAGCTGGAGTACTCGATAGCTTTGTTGCCGAGGTAGAAAAGACAAAGAAAGAACTCAAATGAACTACGCAACTTGGAAACTAAGCTTTGATGACCCTAAGTATGGAACTGGTCCAGAGGATAAAATTGCCGAGCTTGGCTTTGGAGCCGAGGGTGCTTGGGTTGCAGGAGAAGTAGAAAACGGTGGCACAATTCTTGGGTATGTCACCGAGCCAGTTGATGAAACGCAACTTACAACTTGGGAAGTGACAAACATAACTCAAGCAGAAGCCCTAGCCTTTTGCCTAGCTATAAACCCAGAGGCTTACCTACTACCTGATGGCAGAATTACAGCACCTTATGAGGACAGAGTTTCATAATGGCTGAGGAAACAACTGGGGTACGCATTACCCAGCAGATGATCTACCAGAAGCAACTAGAGATGAACGACACTCAGCTCAAGATGCTGGTCAAGCTAGACAACCTTGATGATGTGCCGGACAGGATTAGAGAAGTAGAGCTGTCCTTGGCTCGCCTAGCTTGGATTGAAAAGATTGCTTACACAGGTCTTGCTGCTGGTGTGGTTGCTCTTATTGGATCGCTACTAAACATGATCGGAAGAATGTGAAAACTAAACCTCAGATGCCTCTAGATGGCAAGTTCGGCAAAGACTGGAAAGTCACCTCACCTTTTGGCTGGAGAATCCATCCAATCGAGAAGTATAAGAAACACCACAATGGTGTTGATCTATGGGGACCAAAGGCAAAGATTTGGAACGAAGCCTGGCACGACGGAACAGTCGTTGCTGCCGGCACCTCAAAGCTAAAGAACCCAGACGGCTCACTCGGTGGGGTTGGCTACTATGTTGACATTCGCTCAAAGATAAACGGCGAGTGGTACACAGCTCGCTATGCCCACATGGTTGAGAACTCACTAACTGTTGTCAAGGGTGAAAAGGTCAAGGCTGGTACTCGGCTAGGCATCATGGGCAACACTGGTGCTTCTGCTGGCAGACACCTACACTTTGAGATCTGCAAAGGTAAGTACCTAAAGTGGACCTCAGACGGCAAGGGCTATGTTGACCCTCTAAAGTTTGTCAAAGCCACTATTGCTAAGTGGGAACTCGATGCCGAGGTTGGACTGCCAACACCTGACACAGGCGAAGTAGCCCCAGCCCCAGTCCACGAACCAGTCCCAGTACCCAAAGCCCCTAAACCCCCAAAGGTGCAACCCAAACTTGGTAAGTAAACTAGCCAAAAAGAAAAGCCTACGACTTATGTTTGTGGGCTTTTTTCTTTTCTTTATGGTCTGGCAACCAACCCCTGCTTATGCTGCTCAAGCTATAGCCACAATTACCTGTGCCGACTCAACTGGCAATCAACAAAGCTATGCGACAGGATGGAACAATGAAAACAACTACTTCATGGATAAAGGCAACATTGCCCAACACTTTTGCGAGGGTGGTTGGGCTGGCCAGCTCACCACTTTTGTTGGTGTTGTATCTAGTGACGGCACTGAGCTGGATCCTGCTTTGCTTTTCCATCCTGGCTACATTGCTCCTAGTCCTATCAGTCCCACTCCTAGCCCTGAAGCTGTACCGGAAACTGAAACGACAGTAAGGTCAGATGATATTGAAAGAACCGAAACAGTTGAACGCACAGAGGATGTGGCTCGCACTGAGGAAGTTGTCAGAGAGCCTGAGCCAGTGGCTCCGGTGGCTCCCATAGCCCCAGCCCCAGAGCCAAGCCCTGAGCCAACCCCTGAACCAACCCCTGAACCAACCCCAGAACCAGAGCCTAGTCCCACAAGCCCTGTGAGGCCTGTAGAGCCGACAAAGCCCCCAGAGGTCATAACACCTACCCCAGAGCCTACTGAGGCTCCTACGGCCCCCACAGAGCCGACAATTCCGACTGAACCTATGCCTGAGCCAACATTGCCAGAGGAAACAATCAGCATTGAACTAGCGTTAGAAGCTGTCGGTAAACTTGTAGATAACCTACGCTCAATCGGGTCGGACCTTAGTCCAGAAGTACGAGAACAGGCACAGCAAGTAATTGTTGCGTCTGTAATCGTCACCCAGGTCGCTCTAGCAGGTAGGAAACCTTGAAGTTTATCAAAGACCAACTAGATCAAGCTTGGACAATTCTTGGCTTAGGCATCGCTTGGGTCGTACTTGAGGGCGCAGCTAAAGACTTTGTCGGTTGGGCCATCCTCATCACAATCGCTATTTGGGCAGCAACTTACCCCCTACGAAAGGACTGACCTATGTGGTTAGACATCGCACGCAGAACTCTAGCTGTAATCATATTGAAGGTCACAGGCATCTTTGTCGGTGGAGCAGTTATCGGTCTTGAGGTAGCTCAGGCAGTAGCAATGGCAGCCTTCGCTGGAATCATAGATGTGGCTCAGGAACTATCTCGCTCATACCTGGCTGATGGTCAGATTGACGCTGATGAGATCAACAAGTCATTTGGCAAGATTGCCGAAAAGACTGACAAGAAAAGCTAAGACCTCAGCTTCGAGCGTTCCTCAGCGGTAGTGCCACCCCAGATGCCTACCATCCCTGCTGATAGGGCATAGTCAAAGCACCTTAGTCTGACCGGACAGTCGTTGCAGACTTCCTTGGCTACAGCAATAAGTTTCTTTCGCAG